CTGATACAGCCGCGTTATAAGCGTTCTGCTGTTCGGTGGTAATCTGTCCGTCTTTAGCCATAGCTGGCGCAATGTAGCCTTGGCCGGCATAAGAATCTCCACCTGCAATAGTTTTAATGCCATAAGCAAATGTATCTCTTATGCTCTGAGAGGTGTTCACGAGATCATCAATTTCTGTCGCGCTTAGTGGAGCGGAAACGCTCGCTAAGACTATCGCCACTAGAATCTTGCTCGTTATTTTCATCACTACCCCCAGCTAATAATTTGTCGTAAAACTCCGAAGCTTCTGCATAATCTGGAATCCATAATTCAGGATTTTTTTTTATGGCTAACAGTGCATTCTTTCCTACCAACAAACGTCCTGAACGAATGATTGGACACGGAGTTGCACTCATGAACATAGCCCGCCATACCTGTGCGTTCTGGCACATAAGGCTTACACTAGCTACCTTCATTCCCATGTTTGAAAGCGTGATCGCGTTAAGCCTTCGATTACACTCTTCATCCTGGCGATACATGCCAGACGACAAACCAATACCAACTAACTGAACACCACCTGATAAAGATTTAAGACAAGATTGTTGTCCTGTACTCATCAGGCTTGGAGCCACGGCTGTGTTTGCTGGCATAGACCGTGACCCTGCACCGTTAAATGTTTTAGTGACATTGTTGTTGTTTGAGTTAGACGTGTTTAAGTCACCCTCAATCTCAGTTCCGTTGCCTGGGCCATTGTCAGGAACCTCGTTGCCATCCCCTTCCGGTTCATCAGTTCTAACCGGAGGAGGATCTACTTCTGGCTGAGGATCAATTTCTGGCTCAGTGGTTTGTGCAGAAACCGAACCAACAAAACTAATCAACAATATCCATAAACATTTTTTTGCACGATTTACCACGGCATACCATCAGCAGACACAGGGTTCTTTTGTCCTGCGATGTTAGCTGTTAGTGCCGCCTCAGTAGCGTCCTTGTCTACGTCTGCGTGTACCCAGCCCATGACAACTTCTTCTGTCAGGTCGTCGTAAGCAACAAAGTCATCAGCAGAGGCATCAGGTGTGAAGCCTACAGTGCCGTATGCAGAGGCAGTGAATGTGTCTTCACCAACAGTTTCAGATTCAGTAACACGCCAGTGTGCAACGGTTACACCGCCGTCTGCCACGTTACGCTCAAGGTTAGCTATAGTCCATGTAGCCATTAGTTTTCTCCTTAGCTAAATACTGCGTTGCAGATAGCCTGCACGTTAGATGGTTCAGATGACCAGTCGTCACCTGACTGAATTACATGACGGTGATACGACTGTGAAATCACAGCACCGTCTTCGAGTACCTTAGTAGCAGTCCGTACTTGCACAGAGGTTACGTCGTTGCCGTCCTCGTCTTGTCCTGTGACTACTTCTACTTTGTCTGCTGTTACGCTTTTAGTTAATGCCATTGTCTTTCTCCTTTAGTCCGTCTCAAGAGTCCACTTGAGATAATTAGGCTACTTCGTATTGTCCATTTATAAAAATTGTTCCAGTAATATCATCAACTTCTGTTCCTGCAAGGCTATTGCCGTCAGTTTTATAAAATGAAATTAATGTCCCATTTGCGCCAATGTGCATAGTTCTAGCGCCTATGTCGGTTATAAATCCTTGAGAATAGTTAAAAAATGCTCCGCCATAGCTAGACGCACTTGTAGATGTAAAAGGTAATCCTCCTATTTTTATATGCGAACTGTTAGCTGTTCCTGCGGACAATTCTATTCTTATTTGAAAAGTTACTAACTTGCCAATTTTTACGTAACTACCACTTTGAATAACATAAGTAGGAGAAGTTACACCGCTTGGAAATGTTACTGTAAACGTCCCTTCTTCATAGTCATCCAGATGGTTGGCTGAACCTGTGCCGCCTAGGTATGCACCGCCTGACAGGTAGAGGTCACGGAATCTTTCTGATGACCTGCCTAAGTCAATATTGGCATCTCGTGCCGCATTTGTGCTGATGTTAAATGGACGTATAGCGTCAGACGCATCTCTAAATTGTAAACCTGTATCGCCTGTGCCTATGGTTAAGTCACCGTTTTCCGTACCAATACTACCGACTGTGGTGGCTCCTTTATAAAGCTCAATAATAGCGCCATCACTAGTTAAACGGTTTGCAACTATTGGTGAGCCACCGTCTCTAGTAAATCCAGCAAAACCTCCCGGCTTTATTTCATGTCCAGCAACAGTAAAGTTTGCGGCAGTCTTACCAACCAGCAAGTTGCCGCTAGAGTCGATACGCATGCGTTCTGCTGGCGTAGCGCCTGATGCAGAAGTAGCAAAGATTAGGTCGTGGTCGTTACCTGCGCTTTGAATTTCAGCCGCAATAGATGCGCCACGTGTAGTTGCATTAAGGCCACTCAAGAATATACTAGAAGACTCTCCAACAGTTCCAGAGTCATCTCCATTAACAATCAAGCCATAAGTTCTATTTGCTGTAGCCGCTGTGGTGTAGGCAATGTGACCTTTTGCAGACGGACTGCTAGTGCCGATACCAACGTTGCCGCTAGAGTCAATTACTAATCTTGTTTGACTAGCAGTGTTGTCATAAAAAACTAAAGATGAACTTCCAACTCCAGAATTTGGGCCAATTCTCCAGTCTCTACCAGAGTTTTGTAGACTAAGTTGTACCGCTTGAGCGCTAGTATCTACTACTGATAATTTAGTGCCCGGACTGCTGGTGCCGATACCCAACGACTCCGCAGAAGCATCCCAGAACAACTTCGCAGTCGTACCCGTGTCTTCAAAAAACGAGATATCTCTATTAAAATCAATTTTAAGTGCAGGGTTGCTAAATGTTACGCCTTCAGTTGCAGTAGATGGCGTTATTTCAAAACCATTGTTTGCGTTATATTGAGCGGCGGCCATCCAGTTGTATTTTGTTGCTCCGCCGTATAAAAGCAATTGAGCATAGGTGCTTGCCGCTGTATCACCAATTGAGATAGTAGACTTACCACCGCTTGATTTAACATTAGCAGTGCCATCAACAGCCAAACCATCAGCAGAAATACTGCCAGTCACGTCGATGCCTGTAGAGTTTACAGAAACTTTAGTTGAGCCAGACGCACCTAATGCTAATGTATCTGTTGAGTGGTTATATGACAGATATCCACGATAATGATTAGCCGAAGTTGTGCTGTCATCACCAAACTGCAAAAAACTTGTCTGCGTAGTCCCTGCCCAAATTTGTACGCCACCAGCAACAGAGCCAGCAGTACCAACATTTATTGTTCTTGTTCCAGCATTGCCAGCAACTGCACCACCAACCAATAAGTCAAGAGAAGCATCTACGTTGCCAGTTACGTCGATGCCTGTGGTGGTTGTGGCTAGTTTTAAGCTATTGTCGTAGAACAGTTCACAATTACCGTCAGGTGTAAAAATAGCCATGTTTTCTGTAGGTGACTTTTCAATGCGAACACCACCGCCAGAAGAATTTAAAACAAGCCTTCCAGTGCCTTGGTCGCTAACGTAACTATGACTACCATCATGATAAATCTGTAGGTCAGAGCTAGCACCAAAGATAGCCTTGTTGTTGTCACCGAAGTTAATGTCAGCAGAGGTAGTCATACCGTCTGTGGTGATAACACCTGTGACATCTATGCCTGTGCTTAGGGTTGCGAGCTTCTGTGAACCCGCGTGATATAGCTTTGCCGCCCCGCCGTTTTCAGCAACAATCATGTCTGCATTTGCAGAAGTTCTAAGTTTTATCGAGGCACCGTCAGTTCTGATGTGTAGGTTTCCAGTACCTACATCGTCAATAAAACTCGTGCCTCCGTCATGATAAATCTGTAGGTCAGAGCCAGCACCGAAGATAGCCTTACGGTTATCAGCAAAGGTTACGTCAGTACCGGGATTAGTACCTACCTCAATAACAGTACCGCCTGAGTCTTCTGTGTACAGGCGCTTGTTGGTCAAGTCTAATGCGGGTTCACCTTGGGCAAGATCCCCGGCTGTTGGTGCGCCAGAACCATTCTTAAGTTTAATCGTGGTCATTAATAAGTTCCCCCGTCAATTGTTGACAGTGTAGTTGCAATAGAAGTTGTCCCTGAGCCTGTAACAGCTCCTGTAAGGGTAATCGTTTGGTTGCCAGTTAGATAGCCAGCAGTAGCATGGTTGCCCCAGCCGTGTGCTGTATCGGCTTTAACACCTTGTGCCGCAGTAGCGTAGTCAGCAGAACTAAAGGCTTTAACCTCTGCAAGGTTAGTTACCTCAGAGTCCATCAAAGCACCAGCGGCTGTAACGTTAGCTGTGTCGGTTACGTCTGCGCTGGCCTCAATACCATTAAGCTTTGTGTGGTCAGCATCGGTAAATACATTAGAGTCCGTAGCGGCTTCTACTGCGGCTCTAATCTCAGCATTGGTTTGGTCACCTGTAGCGCCTGCTTCAATACCGTCTAGCTTACTGTGGTCTGCATCTGTAAAAACGTTAGAGTCTGTTGCCGACTCAACTAATGTACGAATTTCTGCGGCTGTTTGGTCAGCAGTAGCGTTAGCTTCGATGCCGTTAAGCTTTGTATGGTCTGCGTCAGTAAACACATTGGAGTCTGAAGCTGACTCTACAAGCGCCCTAATTTCAGCCGCTGTCTGATCTGCTGTAGCACTGGCCTCAATACCATCTAGCTTAGTGCCGTCTGCGGCTACGTCACGACCATCGACAGTGCCACTAAGTACCACATTGCCTGTGATGTTGACGTTACCTGTGCCAGTGATGTCTCTGCTGTTTAGGTCAAGGTTGCCACCTAACTGTGGGCTACTATCACCAATTAAATCTGGATTGATAGTGTTCCACGTGGAACCATTATAGATACGGGTGCTGTTATCGCTGGTATTAAAGTACCAGTCGCCTACCGTTACGGCATTGCCATTACCATCGACCGTTGGGTTAGATGTTGCAGTCCCAAGATACAAACCATCAATAGCTTCTTTGGCCGCTTCAGCCGCCGCTTGCGCTGTTTGTGCCGCAGTTTTTGCAGTCTCTGCCGCTGTTGCGCTAGTTGCCGCGTTAGTTGCAGACGTACTGGCAGAAGTGGCAGAAGTACTGGCAGAAGTGGCAGAAGTTGCCGCTTCAGTAGCTTTGGTTGTAGCAGTAGTTGCTGACGTAGATGCGTTAGTTTCAGCCGTTTCAGCGTTTGTTTCGGCAGTTTCGGCGGCTGTCTTAGCTACCTCTGCCGCAGACTGAGCAGTTTCTGATGCAGTCTTGGCTGTTTCGGCTGACGTTTTAGCCGAGACCGCCGCATTCTCCGCAGTTTCAGCATTAGTCTCTGCTGTCTCTGCGTTAGTTTCCGCAGTCTCGGCATTAGTTTGTGCTGTTTCTGCCGCCGCTTTGGCTACTTCAGCCGCCGCTTGTGCAGTCTGCGCGGATGTTGCGGATGCCGCCGCTTCATTTGCTTTTGTAGAGGCTCTAGTTGCTTCTAACGCTACTTCAGACGCATACGTGTCCGTACTAGCATCGCCAGATCCACCTGTGCCACGAAATAACGCCATCTGAAGCTCCTACAAAAGAAAAGGAAAGGGGGCCGCAAGGCCCCCAGGAATCATTACTCAGCGATTGCGAGTACGAAACCAGCTTCAGGGCGATACACCTGAACACCATACAGGCAGTCAGCCGTGTACAGAGTTGAGAGGTATTCCTGCTTGTACTGAGTCTGCGAACGTACAGCTTGCTGTTCTGCCATAACGATAGCGTCAGAGTGGAACAGAAGTGCCGCGCGAGTATCGACAGAAGAGGCTGTGTTATCAGCCGCCGCTTCGATAGTTCGGCAGTTAGCAGAAACGTAGATGTCTACGCCGTACAAGTTACCAATAAGGCCAGAGTTAACTGCTTGACCCGTTACGAAGTCAGAAGACACGTATCGGTCAATGCCCATAATGGTATTACGAACCGAAGGAGGAATAACAAGCGAACGTCCGTCCATAGGTACGTTGTTGTCATCAAGCTTCTGGATCATGTCACGGAAGAAAGCATCAGTGAACACGTCAGCCGCTACGATAGTGTCGTCGGTATACTGAGTAGTAGTGCCGGCGTCATTAAAGAAGCAACCAGTGTGCTGATAGTCAGTAGCCGCTGGGCTAAATACAACAGCACCACCATCACCAAAACCAGTACCCGCCGCGTGAAGATCATTGTCAACCTGCACTGAAAGCGCGTAACCCGCATCTTCAGTGTAGAACTGACGGAGGCTAGAAAGAGCCTGAACTTCTACGATGTCTTCGATAAGACGTGAGTACTCAAAGTGACGATCAATGTCGACTGTCAATTCGCCTTCGGTATTTGCAATGATAGTAACTGCTGTGTCAGCGGCCTTAACATTTGCATCACCACGAATTGGCTTAGGAATGTGAAGCTTGTCACCTTTCTTGCCTGACATAGCCAGCTTCTTAACAAGCGGAGCCATCTTCAGGTTCTTTTGATAAGCGGCAATAATTTCATCCGACCAAATCTCGGGGATAAAAGTATCCGCTTCCGTCTTCGCAGTATTACCCGCCGCGCCGGGGTATGTTGCAGTAGCCATGTCAATCTCCTATAAGATTATTTGACTCGACCCTCTGCGTACGCTTTAAAGATTTCATCAGAAATCGAATGATAACGCTCGGGATCGGTTTTCATCAGTTTAATGATGTCGGCCCTGCGATATTGTTTTTTACTTGCCTTTTCGCCACTGCTCTTCGCGTTGCCTGTATTAGCCGCCTTGAGTTGTTGCTTACGCACTTGTTTTTCAACATTTGCGGTTTGCGTTGCCACTGTCTTCCTTTCCTTCCATAGGGAGAAAAGTTCGTCAGCCGCATCTGTGTTGTACTCTTGATCGGCTTCTACAAACAATTGAGTCCGGATCTTTGAGGCTTTGATCCACTCCGCAAACTTAGGATCATTCAGAATATTCTGCATATCTGGATGCCTATTGTTAAGCTCAGCCAAGGCTGATTGCTTTTTATAGTTTGCCGAGTATTCCTCTGCCGCTCTGATCTTAGGATGGTTCTCAATCGCACGATTCACAGCACCTTGAGGGTCTGTAAAGTAATCAATATCACCTTCAGGCTCAACATTCTGTTCAGGTGCTGATTGTGGTTGAGCTGTAATATACTCATCCACTACCTTGCGAAGCTCACCAACTTCAGCAGAGTGCCGACTCATCACCTGTTCAACTTCTTGGTGCATCTGAACAACTTCTTTCAGAGATTTACCTCGGTATTTCTCTGGAATATCGCTATCAGTGTCTTCTTCTACTTCAGCTTGAGGTTGCTCAACAGCCTCTTCAGGCTCCTGAATCTCTTGAGTTTCGCTTTCAACGTTGTCTGCATTCTCCTCTTCGAGGTGCGGATCAAGCATTGTTGCTCTTGACATATTAAACTCCGTGAACTAAGTCATTATGGAGATTTACGTTTTCTGCCAGCTTCTTCATGTTCTCGTACCCATCTCATATGACGACCGGGAAAGTCCCCACTAGATCCATCGAGTACGCACTTAGGCGCTGACAGCATTTTAGTAGCATCGGAGCCGCAATCGCACCTACTGATTGTGACTCCACTGCGTACCATTCTTTCAAATATATGCCCGTTTTCACAACGGAAATCATATATCTTATACATCTAACTCTTCTTGCTCTTCCGCTTCAGCTTGCTCTCTTGCCGCTTCAATTGTTGCCTGCAGATTCAATACTGTAGCAAACGCGGCAACTTGGCCTTTACGAAAAAACAATTCCTCCTGATCTTTAACTGTTTGGATATCTGTTAACTGTTTTGCGTTAGCTGATATCTCTTCCAATAACTGTTTAAAACCCTCGTGGTTAAACAATGTATTGTAATTATCAAAGTACCTTTCAAGCTCAGGCGTCATAATTCTTTCTCTCTTTAGTTGATTAAGTGCGTTTTACCACGCTTTTTTAAAAATGTCAGGCTTTTCGTGACCTGGCTGTTTTTTTTGCAATTCGTTTAGGCTGGGAAGAGTGTTGCTTACCTGCGGCTGTATCCTTGCGTTTCTTGCGAGTTGTTGCCGCATACTCTTTCGCTGACAACGATTTTATAGCCGCTTTAGGCAAATAACGCTCACCCGTAGCACCTGACCCTTGCGTTGATGGCTTACCAGATTTAGTAGTCCATTTCTGCTTAGTCCATTTTTTTAAAGACTTCTGAGGTTTTTTAAGGGCCATTACTTATAGCCCCCACCTTTAGCCTTGTATTCCTTAGCTAACATCTGAGCCTTACGAGCAGACCATTGACCGGGCTTACCGCCTTTACCACTTGCTTTAATCTTGTTAAAAAGATTCTTTCGCATAGTAGGCTTAGTGTAGTTGCCCGATTGGTTAACTCTCGATTTAGTAGCCATGACTACTTACCCTTTGGTTTTTTCTTTTTACCTTTGCCACTTGAATGATATGGCATAATAGCCTCCTTACTTTTTATGAACCTTTTGAACTTTAAATTCTGCTGACTTAGTTGCACCTTTGTGTGCCTTGTAACCGCCAGCAGGATCTTTCATTAAAGTATAGCCGCTACCTTTCTTCATCCAGTGATAGCCTTCAGGTGCTGGTACTCTCATAAACTTTACCATTTAACCTTATGCGACCAATAACGCGCAGATAGTTTACTGGGACTTGAGTCTTGGGCATTGTGACGGGCATAGTAACTTCTTTTCCGCGCTTTATCCTTTGCGCTTTTAGGATTTTTACCTGCACCTTTAACTCCCTGCTGACCAAAACGAATTGTCTTGATCTTATCACCCTGCTTTGCAACTACAACATGTGATTTAGTGGGGTGCCCCGGCGTTTTCTTCGGTTTGTTGAACCCGCTTACGCCCGCGCGTGCTAGTCTTGGATCCTTTCCCATCACTCAACTCCTTCAGTTGGGACTTCAGCTCCTGTATCTCCTTCTTCAACGGCTCCAATTGCACGTTGAACTTCTGAAATATCATCTGCAACTCTCGGTCTGTCAACATTTACTTTACTCTCCACTTCTCTTTCTTTGATTAACGTTTCTGCTAGTTTCATTCGACGCTCGAATTCTTTGTCTTCCGCATCCCCTTCTTTAAGGTTGCGAGTAACCGCATTAATTCTATCAATTTCAAGCTCAACAGGAACTGCTTGGGCCTCTGCCGAAAGTTTTGTAGCTCTTGCTGTTGACTCTTGAGCCTGAGCATTAAGTGCATTGGTTTGTGATTGCTGGAACTGCATTTGAGTTTGCTGTGCCATCATCTGCATTTGCTGTGCTTCTGGATTAGGTTGCATAGCTTGGGTCAATGCCGCAATTAACTCTTCCCGGTTAGACAGGTTCATGTTGTCAATAACCGACTGAACCAAAGTCATATACAAAGGAGAGTCTTGGCCCATCGTTTGCAATAACTGTACCAACTGAGTTACTTCGTACTCTCTAGCGATAATGCCTAGTGTACTGCTTGCGTTAAATTTGTAGTCTGCAACCGGATAATTTTCAGGATCAAACTGCATATACCGATGCGCGGCTTTTTTAACAAATGGAATTAAAAAGGATTGTTGGAAATTAATAAGGGTACGCTTATGACGCTTAATAACAGCGCCAAGAGACATGCTAATACCTGCCGCTGTTGACTCTCCATTAACTTGTCCAGCAATACCAGCGGAATCGACTGCTCCGGTAGCTTGCTGAACCATTTGTTGTAACGCTCCGGCTTGCGCAAACGTAATTTGATTAACCTGACCAAAGTTAAACGGCTGAAGTACTTCACGAGGATCTCCATTAGTAAGAATCATTTTGCCGGGACGAACTTCTGGCTTTGCGCCTCTAGGTAATCGAGTCGCATCAATCGCCATCATTGGGTGAATGGTTAAGCTAAGAGCATCAATACGCGCACGAAGCTCTGTGTCTAATGCTTTTTGGCTGTTATATCCTTTTTCGCAAACGCCTCTACCCCAAAATCGCCCTGGCACTACGTCCCAAGGGAACGCAACAACAGGTCTATCCTGCATCATGTACGGATTTGGCTCTGCTTTTAGCAAAATTCCGCCATTTGCTATGACAATGATGGCTTCGATGTAGTAACTATCGCCCATTTCTATGTCTTCATTAGCTTCATTCATAGAATCATTAAGAAGCTCACGCGGAACAAGGCCGTAATACTTGGTTAAACGTACTTTATCGTCGTTATAGATCGTAATATCTTGGTCAGGCTCGAGATCTGTGTCAGAAGCCGCAGGGCCAACATATTCTTGTCGATAAATGCCCTGTTCTTGTAGCAATTCTACTTGATGACGACTAACAAACTCATCAATACATACACCTAGCGCCTCATCTACGCTAGTTGCTACAGGATCTATAAGAAAATTTTGAGGAAGAATGGGCCGTAGTTTAACTTTTACCCTATCTTGAATGTTAATTCCTACTGCCTGAAGATCACCATCCATAATTGGCTGGGTTGCTGGCGTCATTTCTTTCATTTCTTCAATGACGATTTCGCCAATACCCGTACCAAATACCGCAGAGTTAATTAGGCATTCTGCAACAGCCTTGCGAACCATGCAGTCTTCAAAATCTTCAGTCAGTTTGTTTCTAAGAAAAAGTACGTCCTGACGCTCGGTGTCACCCATGTTGTCAGAAACATCAAACCACTTGCCTCTGCCAAATGTAGCCTCTTCTAGTTCGGCGACATTAGATTCAACAGCTTGTTGTAGAGCAGGAGAAATAATACGGGAACGCTCAGACTTGCGATCGCTATCAGCAGGATCCCAAATGCCACGCCATAACCTATAGTATTCTTCAAAGCGAGCTTCATAGTTTGATTCGTAGTAGTCACGCCAATTCTCGCATTTTGTTATTACCCAGTCTTCAATAGACTGTTCTATAACAATGGGATCTTCTTCGTAAAGTTCCGACATAATTAGTATCCTGCTACCACATCTAATATTTGGTGGTCGTCAATTTCGTATTCGTAGTCATAAGCTACATCTGCAAGCTGGTCAATGTAAGCTAAAGCGTCTATCAAATCATCATGGGTCAAAGGATCAGGGAATTGGAAGAGTTGGTCAAGGAATCTTGCATTCCATTCGCCTTTGTTTAGGGTGATATACCCATTTTCAAAACGCCCTTGTAGCGCCCACATAACTCGATCAACTTTCTTTTTGTTGCCGTGGGTTAATTCTTCTACCCTAAAAAACGTGCCGTACTTTTTTTGCAGGTCAACAAGAGGCGACATAACCGCCTGTTTAGCTATGCCTCTTTCGATACCTACAGATACTGGTTTGTAATCTCTTACGGCTTGGAAGATTTTGATGGCCGTTTCGTCGAGCGTCCACCTGCCGTGGATGATGTTTTCGACGTACCAGCCTTCTTCCGAGACGTTGACGACTGCGATCGCGGTTTCGTCGAGTTTCGCGTTTTTGGTGCGCTTTTTGTTGATTTCTTCGAAACCGGCGAGGTCAATGGCGATGTAGTAGTTTCCGGTGGGATCTTTGTCTGCTTCGACCCGAACCCAATCTTCTTTAAACATTTCTGACCCGCGAGCTTCAAAGCTTGCCATAAATTCTTGACGGAACGCATAACTAGACATACTCCTTTTAGCAACATTGATTTCATCTTTATCAAGCAGAGGATTATCGTAAGAAGTGAAATGGTAAGCCGCGTAAGTTTCATCATCTCCAAGCTCCGCATACTTATACAATTCGTAAAAATGATTTCTTCCCATTGGTGTCCCAATGAACATTGCACAGCCTTTTTGGTCAGCAAGTGCGGGTCTCAGGATTTGCTCAAATACATCAGGTTTCATGTCCGCGTATTCATCTAGCACTAAGAACTTGAGTGAAACACCTCGCATCGTCTCTGGTCTATCGGCCCCCTTGAGGCTAATGGTTGCTCCATTGACCAATTTAATCTGTAGATTATTGATGTGACTACCAGCAATAACAGGATGACCAAGCTCAAGAAGGGTCTGCCACATGATGTCTCTGGCCTGTCCTTGGGTTGGTGCGACATAAAATACATGACCTTTATCAGCTTGAAGTGCGTTAACAATTAACATCCATGCGGCAAGACGGGACTTACCTGTCCGTCTGCCAGCGGCAACAATCTTAAAACGTGTATCGTCAGACCAAACTTGTTGTTGCCACGGCAATAGTTCAATGTTGAGATCAGTCAAGGTTGTCTAACTCTTCTTCAGTTAATTCACGCTCTTCTGCACCGGCTTGTTTAAGAAGATCGTTTAGTTCAATAGGAGAGCCAAATTTATACATGACCGCTGGTACTGCTCTGCGCCCTGTTAGCATTTCTACCATGTTCCAACCATCTTCTCCCGGTGGAAGCCGCACATACTTATGGTCTATGTCGCACTTTGTTAGTTTTTCTCTAATAAAGCGACAGCCTTTGCACCAATCTGCGCCAAGGACAATAACCATATTAAACGCCGTTAAAATTACTAAATGCCGCTGATCTTTCAAGCAACTGGAAGGTAACTGCTACTTCCATCTGTCCTGTTGATGAAGACGCTTGAGTTTTTACAGTGTCTCCATTGTGCAGTACAAAGATACCGTTGTCGTTTTGACCGCCTATAATTTCTTTGTTGCCTGCACCAATACTAGTGCTATCAAAAAAGTACATTTGGTCTACGCCACCCGTCTGCCACCAAAGACTTACTTGGTTTGTACTGCCGCCATGGTTAGCAATAAAAATATACACAATATGTATTGTGTAACCGGATGGTATAGTGAACAGCGTCTGCTCAGTAGCGTCTGATAACGTAATGTGTTTTGTATGAAGCATTAGGAGTACGTCCACATAACGGGGGTTGTGTCACGATTATCGACATGCACAAAGGATCGAGCCACCCCGATACCACCAAATCCTAGCTTAAGAGCCTCATGGACAATATTCATGCGCTCAACACCGTTGGTTACGCGGATATCACAGGCGATACCTTGCGAATGGGTGCCAGGCTTTTCTTTATTGACCTCGTTGGGATGGGAAGGATCGCGGTAACCCGACGTAATGACGAAAGGAAAGCCACAGGCTTCGCGTAACTGGTCTAATTTTTCCAGAAACGCGTCATCCATTTCGTTGTTGTTGGTATGAGTGCAGTTAAACTCTTCTCGTTTAAAGTACTTCATTGCTCTCTCCATCAATTACCGTGGGTTGGATAGTAGTTGGATCAATATCCTTGACCTCTGCGGTACCCACGCCCGTAATGTTGATCTGAATAGCAGATTTGCCGCCATTTTGCACGATATCTTTTTCAAACGCGGCTACAGGCAATATCCGATCCATGACTAACTTCCATGCGGCGGACTGATTCTTGTGGTCATTGTCTAACGCGGCATCGAATATGGTGTCTAAGACTAGCTTGGATTTAGGAGAAGCCAGCATACGAGCTTTGTACTCGTTAATTTTGGCGGCATCACCTTTAGGACGGCCTACTTTACTTCTACCACCGGGGGAGTTTTTAGCTAACTCTGCTTTAGAAGGCGCACCTTGCTCTTGTTTACGACGCTTGATCTCTGCTTTTCGTTTTTTTACGTAGTCACTACTCAACTTTTTTAACGGGCTATTTAACCAACCCGCCCTCCCTATCCTATATATATACTGAAGGCTAAACAACCCCTACCTTACTCTAATACTTGCTTCATGCAAAACAGTTATAACAACACGAGATAAATCAAAGACTTGGAATAAGACCAAAACCGGCTTTTTTTGTATCTGGGTGGCAACTACTACATCAACCGTCGACGCTCTACCCCCCCCGGTACTAAATTCCACCATGTTTTACACGAATAATCCGGCAGATTCGTTGCAGAGGTGCCACTAAGTGTGAGTATCCGCGAAGGACCCCCAAATCCATACCATCCACATCTCTTGGATCACCAAGCCATGAACACCAACAGCTTGAATCATTCCATCGGAGGCTCGCTAAAAGGCCGGGCTTATCCCGCGTAATCCCCTAATGGGATTCCACGAGATAACCCGATACACCGCTCGCACACGCGCGCTTTTTACATGCCCGGTAAATCGGTTGACAAGGAAATCCTATCGGATTTGCGCCGGCCATCCGGCCGGTAAAATGTACGCAACCTTGTCAAAGCGACCGATTCACCAACCATGTTGCGCGTGTTATCAATAGCATGGGCGAGGTGAGTGTAAAGACCTTCGGCCGCAAGCGACCTCAGCGAGAACCGTAAACAAAACCCCTGAGGGTTTTACGGTTGTCTTGACACGCAAACTTGTCTGGGTATCGACCCAGTCACGGATATAACCACATCCGCGTCTGTCCCGATTCCAGCCAAAACAGTTTGCCCCTCGCTAATCCATGCTGTGGGGAAAGTGTCCCTTCGGGACCTTTCATTCTTACGTACAGGGAGTACATCTTATGAAGTTTTCAAATACATTTTTGGGTTCTATCGATAAAATTTCTGTTGCTGGTTGGGACAAAGACAACCGATCCAGCAAGAAGAATCTACCTACCCACGGCGGTAACGTCGACATCAAGTTCCACGACGGCTCTAGCATCCGGTTGCCTTTGGCCATGTGGCACAATCCTAAAGCGGAGGGCAATCGCCCTTCTATCAGTGGCTCGCTCGACCTCTACAAGATGGATATGCTTCTGGATACTATCGAGAAGTTCACGGGCGATTGTCCGATCGACAATCCTTCTTTGCGGAGTGATCGCGTTGCTCGCACTAATGACGAATACGCCAATCGCGATGAGGTTCACGACAAAGCCACCGCAAAGAAGATTGCACGCAAGGCTGGCTAAACAACATCGAGGGAGCTTCGGCTCCCTTTTTTTATGTTGGTTTCCTATCTTGGAATAAATCGTTTATCAAAAAGTTTATCCGATTAACTGGTTATCCCATGACGATGGCCGCTGGCGCATAACGCCATCAAACACCACGGAACACGCCGCGTCGCTGGCCCGACGATTGTACCGCCTGTAAAGCGGCGGTGTCGGGCTGTGTCGCGACTTGCGGCGGTTCTTAATCAACAAAAGGAATTGAGTAATGGATTTACGTTATTGCAATCACGAAGGCGAACACTCTTGGTGGGAACACGACGCCAGAGGTATTCCGCTATGTAAAGTCTGTGATCGATGCGAAGAAACAAAGCTTTCAATGTATCGACCTGATGTCTTGTCTAACCCTAACTATCAAGCTGATGAACAAATAGAAGAGGAGTATTAACGATGGAGTATTTAGTAACGCTTATCGAAACGACCGAACACATCGTATCGGTTGAAGCTGATGATGAATGCCTGGCACGTGCCTATGCAGTTATCGGATGGAAGGAAGGCGATCTTCTTGATGATCGTCCTCATTTAATTGACTTGGAAGCAGTAGCAATCAACGCAGTACCAATGGAGGATGTAGCATGAAAGACAACCTAATCAATGACCTTGAAAATCTATTTCATAGGCTAGTCGACTACCGCAGTCGGCTACTTCACCACCTTAATCATCACGAGATAGATCACTGTCTTAGTGCTGATGACAAAGAAGAAGTTCAAAAACTGCGATCAACATTAGCCTATGCAGAAGACAGGATTTGCGAAATCAAAGGAAGTCTTGAGCAACGTGTTTATTGCATTCAAGTAACTAGCAACGTTGAAATGACCATCAAGGTATTGGCAAAGAACGAAGACGATGCCATTGAATGGGCAACTAGCATTGCCGAAAAACGTATTCGCCAAACAATTGGTGAAGAATACTATATTGACTATTACAGCGAAGGTCACAGTCTTGGCGATGAATCACCTAACGATGACGAAGCAGATGAGGAGTATCCATACGATGAGTAACGGACACAGATGTTACCGAGTCTTTGATGACGACGATAAAACCCTGGCATTGATTGAGTTCTTCAATGACGAAGACTTAACTCAAGTCGAAAAGGTTATGACTGACCTGCTTGATTTCTACGACACAATGTCTGGTTGGGTATTGTTATGGGACAACACCAAAGTAAGTGATAAACGCTATCAAGAGACTTACTACGATGGCCCCGAAGATAACCTTCACTATATAAACGAGAGGTAATTAGTATGTATTACATAGCACACGATTCTTTCATTCACTCCGACATGATCATGTGGCGCAACGTTAAACGCCTGAAAGACTTCAAGCCAAAAGATGGCGAGCAATACATGGTGCGGAAATCACGTAGCGATATCGAATACCAGATCTATGAAGGTGTCGATGGCAAGCTACAAAAAACACCCCACTCCATTATTTCTGTTAATGGACTACTCAGCTTTTGATAACTTTGTAAAAGTTTGATAAAGTTTACTACATGGCTGGGCATCAACACCTAGCCTTAAACAACTAGGAGAGTACTATGAAATACGATCGTATCCTTGATCTCGTGATGTCTGCCATGCAAGACGAAACTACATGGCGCAAGACGTGGCAATCTCAGCCCGGGTTACATCAAAACTGGGTCAGCAAACACGTTTACAGTGGCACCAATCAGCTAATGACTATGATCGCCAGCTGGAAGTATGGCTACACTCAACCGTACTGGCTAACTTACAAACAAGTTATTGATTTAGGTGGCAGTGTTAAAGGTCAAAAGGCAACGCCAGCCATATACTTCGGTTCAGGCAAAGACAAGAAAGACGAAGACAAAACATACAAATTTGCCAAGCCATACAACATCTTCAACATCGAGCAGACAGGTATTGAACTGCCTCCGATAGAGATGCGACAGACTAAACTCGAACGTCCGTACGAGATAGCCCAAGCATTGAATGTCGAAGTCGAGTCTGCTCCACACCACAACCCCAGCTATAGCCCATCACGCGACCTGATCCGGATGCCAATGCCTGGGCACTTCGAGTCGGACGATGCACATCAATCCACGGTC